TATCTGTAAGCTCGGTCTTCTGCTTGGGCGTGGTCTGATGGTAAGAATGATAGGTCGTTCATAATAACCGCTTCAGCCGCAGTTAGTGTTATACCAACACCCGCAGCTTTAATGTTACCAACAAATACTTTTATCTTATCGTTTTCTTGAAAGGAATCCACACTATGTTGTCTCTCAGGTTTGGACATTGACCCATCCACTTTAACTGCCGCTTTACCAAAGTGTTCACATATTTTATTAAGTGAGTCGGTGAAGTTACAGAATATGATTACCTTCTTACCTTGTTCTACAATGTTCTCGGCAAGTTCTATTGTCTGTGAAATTTTTTCATCGGCAATAACTTGACGTATCTTTGTTAATTTGGTGAATTGAACTGTAAGTGATTTTGACTCCTCGGGGTTCTTATCGTACCAATCGTAATACTCACCCATAATTTCTTCATACATCTTAGATTTCAATCTAAGATATACTGGTGTAATAATCTTATCAGGTAAGTCAAGTACGTTCTCTTTAAGTCGTCTTAGAGTAAGTCCTGAAGTTCGGTCTCTTAATTCTTCAAGATTTGATGCTCCCATAACATTCCACACTTTTCTACCACCAACGTTGAATTGGTATCCTTGACAGTATCTGATGGCATAAGCCATCCAGTTCTTGGCAACAGGAGATTCAATTAAACTTAATAGGTTGAAATAATCGATAGGTCGAGAGGTCATCGGAGTACCTGTTAATAACCAAAGTCGGTCCACCTTTTTAACAAGGTCGTTAATTAGTTTTGTTCTTTGGGCTGTAGCATTTTTGATATAGTGTGCCTCGTCAACGACCACCAAATCAAAATTGGCATCAAGAATCTGTGACTCACCTTTCTTTTTTGTATCATGAAAATTTTTAATAATGTCGTAGTTTATAATAACAAAGTCCGCATCCGTACTGAAGTTCTTACCTTCAGCGATATAAACTGTTTTGTCTGAATAATTTTCAATCTCTCTTTTCCAGTTAATTTTTAAAGTTGCTGGACAAATGATTAATACTTTCTTAGAACCTGATTCTAATGCCGCTATAATCGTTGAGGTTGTTTTTCCAAGACCCATATCATCGGCAAGGATAAACTTCCTATTTTCAACTAACTTTTGAACGGCTTCTTTTTGATGTTCAAGTGGAGGACGGTGAGAATATTTGTCATAATTAATAACAACATCCTTTACGGTATTGTCTTTAATGATTGCCGCTTTTGGTAACCAAAAATCATGTAGTTGTTCTGACTCGGATACTTTACCCCAAATATGAAACGCTTTTTCTTTGTCTGCGAGTAATTTTTCAACCCACACCTTTTCAGGTATTTCGGTCATAAGTTTATCGTCAGCAAGTTTCTGCGCGAAATATACGTCAAGTATTACCCACTTCTTTGCAACCTTAGGTTGTTTGTCGTGGTTATTAATAATGTATTCTGCCTGACTCCTTGTGGGGTAAAACCTTCTATTTACTTGAGACTTTCTTTTCAGTTCAATAAGATAGTTGTTTCCTCCTTCGTATCCCTCTAATAGGGTCATGGCTTTTGATTCTAAACTTGCATCCATCTATAGGAAAAATATTTGATTTAAATATAGTTAATGTTTGAGTATTTATCAATATATGAAAATGTCACAGGAGCAAATAGAGAGAGCTATTAATAAAATGATTAATGTCATTAAACTAAATGATGTCTTAAGTGTTGATATTAAGGTATACCATTTAGATTTAGGTGTTAAATACGATTACTATTTAAACATTACATATGTTGTTCCCGATGATAGTGAGTTTTTACGAAGTTCAAATATGAGATATTCTGATTACAATAAAATGACATGGAATAAAGAAATTCTCGATAATCTTAAAAATTATATGGGGATTGACACTTTAATTAATAGTTCTGTTGTTATGTCTGAATCAAATTATCAAAAAATGAAAGATAAATAAGATGCAAAAGTTAGTACCAATTACAAGATTAGGTAAGTTCTTTGGAGCCGAAGATTACTCTCTCGACATCGGGATGGGTGAGGAGTGGTTATTAGGTGATATGAACTTCACCATAGTATTGTATCGTATTGATAGATATAAAACCAAAACTGATGATGTTTACGGTGAGGTAACTGAAGACGGTATCCAATTTATGTCCCCTGTTGAATTACAAGGTTTAGTTCAGGTCATGGCACCTGCACATAAATCATTAGGTAATTCAAAAATTGAACAACAAGAGCCAGGTAACATGAAATTCTCTATTTACCAAAAGACCCTTGATGATATGGGTGTTGAAATATTCCAAGGAGATTATATTGGATATTATGAAACGGAGGACAGAGTAAGATATTATGTGGTGTCTGATGACGGATTTGTTAAGTCAGATAATAAACACACTTATGGTGGATACAAACCTTTCTATAGAAGTGTTATCGCAACATACGTAAGTGAAAACGAATTTAGAGGAATATAATGAAAGTAATTATAACGGGGTCTCAGTTTGATTCTATCTTTATTGGTAAGAAAGTTATGGTGTATTATAATTTACATAAACATACCTTCTCAGTTACATATGACAGTAAAGTAATATTACACGCCGACTATGTTAAATTAGGTGATGTTGAGTTCAGAGTTAGAAAAGGTGGGAACGAAAGAGTTCGACAACAAAAGAGTAAGAACGTACACGCCTTTGTTATTGGGAGATTATTAGACTATTGTGAATACCCTTGTGACGATATACCATCACCATCATCCGATAAGATTGTAACCTATAATCCGTACAAACACAATTCGTTTATATATAAAGACAGTGAAGAACCTGTATATAACGCCAAAGAGGTTGATATGATAAATTCACAAAATAAACTATTTGTAGTTAAAGAATAATGCCATTACCAAGAAACATAGTTAAACCAACATTACCATTAGTACCTCAGAAGACATTATCTGCTCGTAGGGAACAGTTGTTGGAGTATATTAATGAAGACGGAACTTACTTACCTAAGTCGGTATTACATGCCGATTTGGATAGGGGTATGTTGGATTTTGTTAAGGGAGATTTAGAAGTTATTACTGCGGGTAAAGTTGTACCCATGGTTGATATTATAATCACAACTCAAAACTGGGCTCAGTATGTTGAGACCGCTTTATTCGTTGATTTAGATTATAACCCTTCACCACCATTTATTACTGTAGTGAGAAGTCCTGAAGTAAAGTTTGGAACTAACCCATCGTTACAATACACTATACCAAATAGAAAACAATTTTATTATGCCTCGGTTCCGACATGGAATGGTAACCAACAAGGTATGGATATCTACACGATACCCCAACCTGTACCTGTAGACATTAATTACAGCGTTAAAATTATTTGTAATAGAATGAGAGAACTTAACCAACTGAATAAAGTGGTTATGCAAAAATTCTCATCAAGACAAGCCTATACCTTTATTAAAGGTCAATACGTTCCAATCATAATGAGTAATGTTTCTGATGAATCACAAATGAGTTTAGATTCAAGAAAGTATTATGTTCAAAGTTATGACTTCACAATGTTAGGTTACTTAATTGACGAAGAGGAGTTTGAAGTTAAACCAGCAATTGCTCGAGTTGCTCAGATAATGGAACTTGATACTTCAACATTAAGTAGAAGACGTGATAGAAACTTATTAAGTGTTAATGAATTTTTATCAAACTTTTTATATGTTGTTGGTAATACAAGTTTAAGTGATGTAGTTCCTTACACCGCGAACTTAACTTGGGCCGATTCCACAAACGTTGAGTCTTACGATGTTTATATTAACGAAGATTTTTATGGTACCGACGTTCAGAAAATTCAAATAACAACAAACGATGTATTAAGGATTGATATTGTTAAAACTGACGACACTCAAGAATCAAATATTAAGTTTGATAATATCTTGGTTTAATCTTCTCCGTAGATATCTTTCTTTTCTTTACACTTGTCGAGTATCAAATTTTCCAAAAATTTATAAATCTTCATTCCACGTTTCTCACAGTACTTTTTTAGTATTTCGTGTACCTCAGGGTCTATTTTAATGTTCTTGATTTCTTTCTTTGTTTTCATAGGTAGAAAAAAGGTAGAATTTATTCATACCGTTTACAAATACATATTGGAAAGTCAAGTTTTTTGTGGTAGTAATGAATATTTATCAATAAAATAAATCTGCAATAGAATTAATTAAATAATGGCAACAGCACAAGCAAATCAAAAAGTTTTTGTATCACCTGGAGTATACACGTCTGAAACGGACTTATCTTTCGTAGCACAGAGTGTGGGGGTTACAACCTTAGGGTTAGTAGGGGAAACACTTAAAGGTCCTGCCTTTGAACCTGTTTTTATAACTAACTACGACGAGTTCCAAGCATACTTTGGAGGAACCGAACCAACTAAATTTATCAATACACAAATTCCAAAATACGAAGCGGCCTATATCGCTAAGTCATATTTACAACAATCTAACCAATTGTTTGTGACAAGAGTGTTAGGTTTGTCGGGATATGATGCGGGTCCATCTTGGAGTATTAGAGTTACTGCCAATGTTGACCCACTAACTATTGGTCTTATTGCACCAACAGGTGGAACAGTGTTTACTGCAACATTTACAGGAGCATCTTCAGCGAGTACAGTATCGTTTGTTACTGCATTACCAACGGATATCCAAAACAATTTAAACGTAGAATATAGATTATCTGATGGTAGTACTTCTACTTACCAACAAGATTTCAATGCTAACTTAAGTGAAATTATTGACGACACAACTTTATCTGCAACGACAGTCGCTTTCTATGGTTCAATACCTTCACCTGATTATTGGAATTTAGTAAGTCAGTATTCTAACCAACTTAACGTATTTGGTTCTGAAAGTAATAACTTAGACACTAACGATTTAAGTTCAGATGCTAACGACCCTTGGTATTATGCAACATTCACTAATGACCCTGATTTAGGAAATGATTATGAAGGTTATTCGTTCTACTATAATGTATCTTCATTAACTAATAATAATGACGGTACTTTCACAGGTCAGATAACAGGTGAAGTTTTTAGTTTCACAGGAACTGCTTATAGCGAATACAACAACATGGTTGTTGCTACATTACGTTCAAGAGGTATCTCATTATATTCTACAAACGCAGAACTTAATCAACACGGACCTGTTTATGAGGTTGGTATTAATTATACAACTGGAGCTTTTGAACCAAACAATGTTCAATTAATTGCAACAGGTCAATATTCAGGGGTGACTAATTTACCTTATGAAGGTTTCTTACTTTCAGGTGTTACTAAAGACGGTGATAGTTTCTCATTTGAAACATCTCTATCTGCTGCTTCTCCTAAGTATTTAACTAAAGTATTAGGTATTGATAACTTTGGTAAGGCAAGAAACGAAGTTCCTGTATTTGTTGAGGAGATTTATCCTGGTTCTTTGAATTATGCTTACAACCAAGGATATATTAAAGGTATTAATCCTGAGTTAGTAGCGTTAGATGATGCTAGAAGTCAAAACACTCAGTCAATCGCTTATAAAGTTGAAAAATATCAATCACCTGAAACTCCGTTCTTAGTATCTGAGTTAAGAGGTAATAAAGTATTCAGATTATTTAAATTCATCTCAATATCTGACGGTGATGCGGCTAACGTTGAAATCAAAATTTCAATCGCTAACCTATCATTTAATAACATGACATTTGATGTGTTAGTAAGAAACTTCTTTGATACAGATTCAAACCCTGTAGTTATCGAAAAATTCACTAACTGTAATATGGACCCTAACTCTAACAACTTCGTTGCTAAGAAAATTGGTTCATCAAACGGTGAATACGCATTAATCTCTAAATTTATAATGGTTGAATTATCTGATGAGGCTCCTATCGACGCAATTCCTTGTGGATTCTACGGATACACTCAAAGAGAATATGAGTCAACTGCGAATATTTCACCAGTACCTAAATTTAAAACTAAATATTATTTCCCAGGTGAGGTTGTTTTAAACCCTCCATTTGGAACAAGTGCAAATGCAACTGAATCTGCGGGTGATATTGTAAGAAGAGCTTACTTAGGATTCTCAAGTCAATTTGGTATTGATGAATCATTCTTAACTTATAAAGGTAGACAAAATCCATCAAATTGGGTTGGTTCAGCATTACCTATCGACGGTCTTGCTTGGAATTACTTAAGTAAAGGATTCCATATGGACTCAGGTGCAACTGTGGTTACAATCGCAAACTCTTTCCAAACAAGTGGTCAAACTGCTTTTGAATGTGGAGTTGCTGATTTTAGAACAGACCCTGAAAGTCAAGAAAACCCTTACTACTTCATCTACTCAAGAAAATATACATTATGTTTTGCTGGAGGATTTGACGGATGGGATGTTTATAGAGAGTTTAGAACTAACCAAGACAGATTCCAATTAGGTTCTAACGGTTACTTAGCAGGTACATCACCTTCATCAAGATACCCAACGGCAAACGGTGAAGGATTATTCAAGAGAATTATTGTACAAAACAATACTCAGGATTTTGCAAACACTGATTACTACGCATACTTACTTGGTATCTTAACATTCTCTAACCCTGAAGCTACAAACATTAACGTGTTTGCAACTACAGCAATCGATTATTTTAACAACTCAAACTTAGTTGAGGAAGCAATTGAAATGGTACAGTTCCAAAGAGCTGACTCTGTTTACATTGCAACAACTCCTGACTACTTAATGTATACACCAGATGGTACAAATCCTCAAGATATCATCTACCCACAAGAGGCGGTTGATAACTTAGATAACACAGGAATTGACTCTAACTACACGGCAACCTACTACCCATGGATTTTAGTAAGAGATACTGTAAACAATACACAAATCTACTTACCTCCAACAGGTGAAGTTTGTAGAAACTTAGCGTTAACAGATAACATTGCATTCCCATGGTTCGCATCAGCGGGTTACACAAGAGGTCTTGTGAACTCAATTAAGGCGAGAACTAAGTTGACTCAAGAAGATAGAGACACATTATACCAAGGTAGAATTAACCCTATCGCAACCTTCTCTGATGTAGGAACTGTAATTTGGGGTAACAAAACGTTACAAGTTGCTGACACAGCACTTAACAGATTGAACGTAAGAAGATTATTACTTCAAGCTCGTAAGTTGATTTCAGCGGTAGCGGTAAGATTATTGTTCGAACAAAACGACCAAATCGTTAGACAACAATTCTTAGACAGTGTTAACCCAATCTTAGATTCAATTAGAAGAGACAGAGGTTTATACGACTTCCGTGTAACAGTTTCTTCAACACCTGAAGACTTAGACAGAAACACATTAGTAGGTAAAATCTACTTAAAACCAACGAAAGCGTTAGAATTCATCGACATTGAATTCTTCATTACTCCGACAGGAGCTTCGTTCGAGAATATTTAATAACAACGGGGGGAATAAACTCCCCCCTTTAGCCAAATGAGAAAAAAATTAACAGAAGGATTTAAAGGTGAAGGTACACCAGACATGAAATATTATGCGTTTGATTGGGACGATAATATTGTTCACATGCCAACAAAGATAATTGTCAAAAGTGAAGACGGGGAGGAGATTGGAATGTCGACTGACGATTTTGCGGAACACAGACATCATTTAGGTAAAGAACCTTTTGAATATAAAGGTGAGACTATTGTAGGTTATGGTGATAAACCATTTAGAAATTTTAAAACTGAAGGCGATAAGGATTTTATAATCGATTCGATGAGGGCTAAAGAAGGTCCAGCATTCAACGATTTTAGAGAGGCAATCAATAACGGGTCGATTTTTTCTATAATCACCGCGAGAGGTCACAACCCAAACACGCTGAAACAAGCGGTTTATAATTACATCATAAATGATTATAATGGTATTAGTAAAGATGAGTTAGTTAAAAACCTTAAAAAATACAGAACGTTTGTGGACGAAGACGATATGAGTGATGAAGAATTAATCAAAACTTATTTAAACCTCAACAAATACCATCCAGTTTCGTTCGGAGATGAGGCGGGGGCGGTGAATCCTGAAGAAGCCAAGGTAGAAGCAATGGAAGAGTTTGTAACTTATATTAGAGGACTTGCATCAACTTTAAATAAGAAAGCTTTTTTAAAGAATGATATTAATAATAATTTTATTCCTAGTGAGCCATCTATAGGCTTTTCAGATGATGACCCTAAGAATATAGAAGTAATGAAAAAACATTTTAAAGATAAACCAGATAATATAGTAAGAACTTATTCTACAGCTGGAGGCACTAAAAAGGAAGTCTAGTTAAAGAATACCGTTTTTAAAATTTTAAGTAAATAGAAAAATTTTTCAAACGAGATATATTTATCAATATAAACATAGAAACAAAATTTAAATAATATGGCTGATTTACTGATGAAAATGCCGATTCCTTATGAACCGAAGAGACAAAATCGATTCATTTTAAGGTTTCCATCAAGTTTAGGTATTAACGAATGGTTTGTAGAAAGTACTTCTAGACCACACATTACAATAGCTGCGACTGAAATTCCATTCCTGAACACTTCAACTTATGTTGCGGGTAGATTCAACTGGCAAACAATTAACGTGACCTTCAGAGACCCAATTGGACCGTCAGCGGCACAGGCTCTTATGGAGTGGGTTCGTTTACACGCCGAGTCAGTAACAGGTCGTATGGGATACGCCGCAGGTTATAAAAAAGACATCGACCTTGAGATGTTGGACCCAACAGGTGTTGTTGTTGAGAAATGGATTATGTATGGTACATTCTTAACAGATGTTAACTTCAACGCGTTATCTTATTCACAAGATGCTTTAGCAACAATCTCAGCAACGTTGAGAATGGATAGATGTGTGTTAGTTTACTAATATACTCTTTATAAAAAATCTAGAACAATTATATTTAACCGTAAAGCACATAAACTTTACGGTTAATTTTTTATATGGATAATCAATCAAGAGAATACGGACAAGCGAATTTTTCACTTCCCCATGACGTGGTACCATTACCATCTCAAGGTACATTCTACAAAAACAAAAAGAAATCACTTAAAGTCGGATATCTGACAGCAACTGATGAGAACTTATTAATGGCGGGTGGTGACGATATGACACCAAATCTTTTAAGAACAAAGATTTATGAACCAGACTTACGTGTTGAAGACATGTTGGAAGGTGATGTTGAGGCGGTCTTAATTTTCTTAAGGAACACCGCATTCGGTCCTGAAATGGAACTTACTCTAACTGACCCCACAACAAGAAAACCGTTCAAGACAACAGTCTTATTAGACCAACTGTCGATACTTCAAGGACAGACACCTAATGAGGATGGTACATTTACGGTTTCATTACCAAAGTCACAATCAACGGTTAAATTAAAACCAATGACTTATGGTGAAATCTTAGAAAATCAAAAAGCATCTGACTATTATCCTGCGGGACGAATAGTACCTAAAGTCACATTAAGACTTCAAAAAGAAATAATTGAAGTTGACGGAACTACCGATAAGGGCGAAATCGCCAAATTTATAGAATCTATGCCAATTGCGGATTCAAAATTCATCCGTAAGTTTATGGAAGAGAATGAACCACGATTGGATATGAAACGAGTTGTTATGACCCCATCAGGAGAAAAACTTACAGTTAATGTAGGTTTCGGGGTCGACTTTTTTCGTCCTTTCTTCTGATTATAGGAAAAGTCAGCTAGACGAGTTCTACTACTTAAACACATTATTAAAGATAACTTATCAAGATTTTTTAATAATGCCGTTGTTCGCAAGAAAGTATCTTTTAGATAAATGGATTGAAGATAATAAAAAGGACTGAAAACTCAGTCCTTTTGTATTTATATAGAAACTAATAACATAGAATATGGCAGAAACTAATAACCAAAGTGCTGGTCAAATGGGTGAAGAATTGAAGAACGCGGTTAAACTACCCAACGCTCAAGAATTTGCAGACGCCTTTGAACGAGTAAGTTCTGTTGCCCGAGAGGTTAATAATCTCTTTGGACAAAGTAGAGAAAGAATTGTTGAGTTAAAAACTGAGATAGTTAACTCTCTACCTGGTATTGCTAGATTGGGAGGAGATGTTGGTGCAGTAGGAGAGACCATTCAATCAATGGCAACCGCCGCTAGACGAAACGTTGTTGAAAACGCTGCGGATGTTGAAAAACTTTACGCCGCTTCAAAAGTTTTAGGAGCAACTGTGGGAGAAATATCTGAAGGGTTTTTAAATGTTGGGGTTGGATTCGAACAGATGGGTAAACAACTCGAAGATTCGGTCAACTATGTTAGAAGTATTGGAGGTAACACTAAACAAGTTATGGATAGTGTTAGGGCCAACATGGACCAAATGAACAGATACCAATTTGAAGGTGGAGTTCAAGGGTTAACCAAAATGGCGGCACAAGCATCGATGTTGAGATTCGACATGGGTGAAACATTCAGATTGGCGGATAAGGTGTTAACTCCTGAAGGTGCGATTGAAACCGCAGCAGCGTTCCAAAGATTAGGAGTATCAGCAGGGGCATTAGCCGACCCATTTGCATTAATGAATCAATCTATTAACGACCCACAAGGTCTGCAGAATAGTTTGGTTGATGTTGCAAAACAATTTAGTTACTTCGACGAAAAAACCAAAACTTTTAAAATTAGTCCACAAGGAGTTTTAACTCTTAAAGAGATGGAAACTCAGACAGGGGTTAGTGCCAAAGAGATGAGTAAACTAGCCGTTGCCGCAGCTGAGGCAGATAAAAGAGTTTCAGCAATCGGTTCTGCGGGTTTAAACATTAAAGAAGAAGACAAACAATACGTTGCCAACATTGCCAGAATGGGTGAAGGTGGTGAATACGAAGTTAAAATTAATGATGATGAAACTAAAAAGTTATCTGAACTTACCCAAGATGAATTTGACAAATTAATCAAAGAACAAAAAGAAGGTCCTAAAACAATGGAAGAGATTGCAAAATCTCAAATGTCTATTTCTGATGCAATTAAAGGTGATGTTGAAGCCATTAGAGCTGCGATTGTTGGAGGTACAGTAACACAAAAAGATTTCTTAAGAGGTGCCGAATCAGTTAGAAATGTTTCTACCGCAGTTACAGGTGCGGCATCAAAAAATTTCAGTTCACCTGAAAAAGTAAGAAGTACATTGACAGAATCGTTTGGTGATATAAAACAGTTATTTAAAGATATTAATAATAAAGACATTAAAACAACTGATGCGATGTCTGATTACTTAACTAAACTTGGTAATCAAGGAGTTAAGATTCAAGATGGACTTAAAGAAAGTCTTATGAAAACTTTAGAAGAAAGTCGAGGTAAAATTGGGGATGATACCTCTATTGATAAGGCGGCAAAAGAATTTTTAGATTCGATGATTGGAAGTGCTAAATCAGGTAAAATTCAGGGTACAGACAAAGGAAACATGCCAGTGTCTTCATTAATTGAAGGTACTAAGTCTACTCAAGTTAAAGAAGCTGCATCAAAAGGAGGAGCTTTCGGTGGTTCTACCTCAAAGGTTAATGTGGATGGAGGTTTCAAAATTGACATTAATTTTACGGGAATTGCTGGGGATTTAACACCAGCACAAAAAGAACAAATAACTAAGGTACTTGTTGACAAAATGAACACAACTGAAATGAAACAATATATGGTTAGTGTCAATACTAAAGATAACCCAACAAAGGCACCTACAGGAAAAGTGTTAGGGTCTTAATAAAAAATAACCCTCAACCTATTTATTAATAAAGATATTAATGGGAAGTCCTTTAGATTTTGTAAGCTCGGATGGTTTCAGAAAGAAACTAATAACTAGGAACTTAACGCCTTACGCTAAGGCTCCTAACCGTCCTACGCAATCAATTAATACAGAATATATTCAATCAGACACGTCTGTACAGGATAGTCCTGACCAATTAATTGATACCCCATCTTTTGCAAACCAACTATATCCACTTAACCAATACGGTAATGAAGGTGGATACGAACAAGTTCCTGACCCAGGAGCGTTGTTAAACACCAAATCAAATGAAGGTGAATACGGATTCCAAGACGCAAATATTGTAGACCAAGCGTTTCCCGAGTCTCAAAGATGGAAACCTCTTAACGTGTTTTCTAATGGTAGTCAATTACCTTTAGATAGTGCACCGTTTTTTGATTCGATAGATAGACCACAAACAACTAACACTTCAAATAATCAACCATACCCAACAACATTTGTACCTTCAACGTATAGTCCGTTATCGATTTTACTTTCAAATGACCCTGGTGGTAGTAATGGTTTAATGAGTCAAGACTCCTTTATTGTTAAGTTAGGTGCAGAAACATTAAGAAGAGAGTTTGAAGCAAGAATTGCTGCTCAGATTAGACAAGATACAATTGGAAGAGCAAACATATTAAATGTTAATAGTGGGACTGACATAGTTAACATTTTGTCAGGTATCGTCCCAATTATTGAACCAAACTATACTATTACCGTAACGGCAAACCCAATACTTGCTGCGGCCAACTTCGCCTTAAGATTAGGAGGAAGTATCTTACCTGTATCACCAATACCTGGTTCATACTTTGACCCAAATATTAATCCTGGTCAACCAACTACAATACAACAAATGACTGCCGCCTTTGGTCAAACAGGGGTCGGTGGATTTTTCAATAGATTATTAGGTGGAGGAAACACTGGTTCTCAAATCATGTATAACAACATGGGTGCAGGACAAAGGTCTCGTTTGTTTAAAAACATTGACTACAACAGATATAAACCAAACCTTCAAAGAAGTCTTCTTGATAGATTAGGAGGGGCAATCACAGGAACATTAACTGACAATAGTAACTATTACGTTGGTAACATTACTTCTGAACCGTCAAGAGTGTTCTCACCAGGTGGTGATATACCTGTAAATGCCTACGGTCAAGAGATGCAAGCACCTGTTTACGGACCACAGGAACTCGCTCAACTATATGAAGGACCAAGTCAAGAAGTTAGATTAGGTGCTAACGGGCCTACCTATTCTAATGGTGGTGGTATTGAAGGTGGATTTACATGGGTGTCTCCGAAGTACAAAGGAAATGCTGGTAAAAAAGTTGGTCTTGGTGGTGAGGTCACAAATCAAGACGAAGACTTTAAACCTTCATCATATAATACTACAGAATCTACAGAGAGAACTTTTAAACAAGGTTCAATCTTAGACCAAACCCAAAGAATCATTGATAGTCAGCCTCAAGGAGGTAGAAGACTTCAACACGTTGGTAATGCGATTGACCAAGTAAGTAAGGTGTTTCATGACGGATACAAAGAACTTACAAAGGGTTCAAGAGTTTACAGATATGAAGGTGCTATTGGACAAGAAGTTGGAACCGAATACTGTAGAGTGTTTGCAAAAGACGTACCATACTTACAATACAATGACTTACAAAAAGTTGATGGTGTTACAACTAGTGGTAGAAGATTTGCCGACTCAGTATTAGATAACACATATAACCTTAACATCGCTCCTAACAAAATGGAGGGTGGACAATCTTCAACCAACCTAATTAACGGAGGTGCGGGAGGTGACGGGTACGCCAAAAAATATATGTTCTCATTAGAGAATTTGGCTTGGAGAACATCGAGTACACCAGGATACACTGTATCGGATTTGGCGATGTGTGAGAGAGGTCCAAATGGTGGTAGAGTAATGTGGTTCGCTCCTTACGGATTAACGTTCAGTGAGACTGTATCGACCAACTGGAACCAAAGTGATTTCTTAGGTAGAACAGAACCAATCTACACTTATAAAAATACTCAAAGGTCAGGTACTCTATCTTGGAAAATTGTTGTCGACCATCCGTCGGTATTAAATGTTATTGTTGATAAGGTATTAGGTAACGAAACAAATAGAGTTAGAGTTGATAGTATTATTGATTCATTCTTTGCTGGTTGTAGAAAATACGACTTATATGAACTTGCTAAAAAATATTATACTGTAAAGCCAGGTGAGTTATCTTATTTACAAGATATGATTTCTTCCAAAAACATGACCAAGGAAGAATTAGAATTTACCAAACAAACTATACAAACAGGTAACAACGCACCAAATGGGGGAGCAACACCTGTTACAGAATCTTCATTGAACTCTGAAGATTACTTTAAAAAGTATGCGCAAATTGCGGGGTATTTTGGTAATGATTTTCCAAAACCAAATACAACCCCAAATTATACAACGGAATACACAAGATATACCTCAGCAGGGAATGTTAAATTATATACAAGTAAATCAAACGGAGCTCAATTAGGTACGTTCTTTAATGCGGTAGTAACACCAAACTATAATTCATTAAAAGAATTAACCGTAGAACTTGCAAAACAATTAAACCAATTTCCTACGGGGTCCATAACTATGGTTATAGACTCTAGTTGTTCTGCACCTGCAACTAAAAGTTATAATGTTGAATTATCGAAGAGAAGAATTGCATCACTTATTAAGTTTTTTAATGAAACTGAACCACTTAAAAAATTTATTACAAGTTCACCTCAAAGATTAATAATTAAAGAGGGAAACGCCGCGGGAGAGAATTCACAAGTTAAACAGTTTGATGACAAGGCAGGTTCATTTATTAATGGACAACTCGTTAGTTGTACCGATAACGACCCAAGTGCGTCTGGTGGTGACACAAAGGCCGATTCTAAAGAAATCTTTACAACAACCGCTATGGCGTGTAGACGAGCGTACGTTAGTTCAATCACAGGGACACTAACAGCTCCTGTAACACCTCCAGAACCACAAACTCAAGATATTTTAGTTGGAAACGTGGTAACAAGTACTGTTAAAGTACCTGTTGTGGAACAAGTTAGAAGAGAAAGAAATAACGTTACTAAATTAGTTCTAAGGTCTTTATTATCGGAATGTGATTACTTTGAAACTATCAAAGCGGAAACACCTATGGTATATGACAACTTAAAAGATAAGTTGAAGTTTTTCCAACCAGCGTTTCACTCAACAACACCTGAAGGTTTAAACTCGAGACTTACATTCTTACAACAATGTATGAGACCTGGTGAGACAATACCTACAGTAAAACAAAATACACCTCAAAGTAAACCTACGTTAGAATATAACAACGCTGTTAACACCGCCTTTGGTGCACCACCAGTATTGGTTTTAAGAATTGGAGATTTTTATAATACAAAAATTGTCCCAACATCATTAGGACTTCAATACGAATCTTTAGATATTAATCCTGAAGGTATTGGGGTTCAACCTATGATTGCCAACGTAACAATGGGATTCAACTTTGTTGGAGGTAGTGGCTTAAAAGAATCTGTCGATAAGTTACAAAACGCGTTAACATTCAACTATTATGCGAACACTGAAATGTTTGATGATAGAGCGGATGTCACTTCACAAGAAGAATTCTTAAAGATACTTGATAGTGAATTCTTAAAACAAGATACGTTACTTAATCCACCAACTTTAAATCAGGCGTCACCAAACGCGGGACAAAGTAATGACGCAACGGTAGGGAAGATTCTTACAAATGTTTTAACAGGGACTACTGAAACTGGTACAATAAATTATTCTGATTTCATGGTACAAGTTGTTAACGATACTCAAACATATTTTACAAGTGTTGTTAATAAAACTAAAGAAAGTGTTAATCAATATAATAATGCGGTTCGTCAACAGTGGATGTTAGAACGTTCATACACACAAGGTAAATTTTCAGTCGGAGACCCAAAACCTGAGGTAGTATTGTTTGGTAAATCAAATAATATTGAGAAAAGAATTAATCAAATTTTTGGTAATTTAGAGGATAACATTAAAGATGACGAGGATTTATTCATACAATTTATAAGTAATAAACAAAAAGGGTTTTCAAAAAAACTGATAAGAGTTGTTAAAGACAACTACATTAATTTTGTTAAAAACAAAAGAGCATCATTCCAAGGACCAATATCAACTATTACCCAAGGATTAACGGCAATTGAACAAACCTATATTCAAACTTTAGGTAAACTTAATTTTATAATATACCCTGGACAAACAGGTAAAGGTACCGATGGATTCCAAGCTAAGAATGGTAATACAGTTATATATGTGACAACTGGAACAGGTAATGTATACCAAGAGTTGATAGATGACACTAAAAAAATTGGAACAGATATTGGGAAATTTAATACCGCGATTTGGGGTAAAACTAAATTTACTTATGGACAAACAACTTACGAAGGCGAATTAGTTTTTGAAACCGCAACAAATGGTATCTCTAAAGCAGTTACTGTTGAAGATGTATTCTTACCTTTTAGTAATAACACTAACTTTAAAGATAACAAATCTTTTAGAAGACAATATATGGTAATGTCTGACGATGTTCTTGATGATAAAAAATATGAATCGTTTAAACAAGCTTTAATAGGTAACGTTGTAAATAACCAATCTTTAGTTGGCCCTGAGGATAGAGGAAACCTTGACTCGGTGTTTGACGCTTATTGGTTAACAACGGCAAAACCTTTGTTCTTAGAAGAAAACAATATAACTAAAGCGTTTATAACTGAATTAGAAAAAACAAAGTTAAAAGACTTTTTAAAGTATACTCCTTTCGATAAGAAAGAAAGAGTATTTAATTATACAACAGAAAACGGGGCTGATGATGAGAAGAAGAAAGCTCAACAAAATATGGTTAAAGGTTTAGGTGCTTCAACAAACTTAAACACAAATAATAACACTTGGAACGATGAGAATGGTGCGACAGGTGCTTTAACATCAAAAGCAAAATTAAATTAATGGCATTTCAATATTGGAACCGATACAGTGATTTTTTAATAAACGGAGAACAAACAGTTGTCCCATATGTTAGCTTGCCTCAAAAATCAACTGACAAGGCTTACATATATAAAGTCGCTCAAAGTAGATTAGATAAGGTGTCTCAAGAGTACTATAACTCGCCAACATTTAATTGGTTAATACTTCAGGCTAATCCACAATTTGGAGGGCTCGAAAACAATATATATGATGGGGCTATATTGATTATTCCGTTTCCATTACTACCATCTCTACAGGATTATAAAGCGGCGTTAGAAAATCATTTTTATTATTATGGTAGGTAATTTAGGACCAGACAATAGTGGGAGAATATATGTTGAGTTCGATTACAATAACCTTATTGTAGTTGACCCCAACAAAACTATTGATGCGGTAGGGAATATTAGAGAAAGATTAGTCGACCATGAAAACTTGGTAATGTACGCTAATCTTGAAGCAGATGTACTACCAAGAACCAAACTTGCGGTTGGTATAAGTCCTGAAGATAGTGGACTTACAACTATCTCGGTGGCTAAGATGAATTTTCTTAAACCAACAAAAAACAGTTATTTAGGTTCAGGATATTACGATGAACTAACAGGTAATAATGTTACCAAGTTTGACGGAACTAATCAACCTGCACAACTTGGACAACAAACAAGTAACGGTGCCAAGCCTTATATTCAAAACACGGTAGCTAACGAATTAAACGTTATGGATAACGGACTGTTAGGTATTACTAGTATTAACATTACAACAAACACTTCATTTATACCATCGGTAACAATGGTTTTAGAAGATGTACAAGGTAAAGCGTTATTCCAATTAGGAAATAACTCACCATATTCTGCATTCTTTAACCTACCTTATCCACCATTCTATTTAACACTTAAAGGTTTTTATGGACAAGCGGTAAGATACCAACTTAACTTAGAAAAATTCCATGCGTCGTTTAATGGAACAAGTGGAAACTATCAAGTTAATCTAACATTTAAAGGTTATAAGTTTAATATATTAAACGAAATTGCCATGGGACATTTGGTTGCAACACCACACATGTATTCCCAAAGATTTAATTTTGGAGTAACACCTGTAACACCACAACAATCCAACAAAGCCAACGAATCACAATCTAAAACTCAAGGAGCTCTTGGAGCTAATAATCCAAATAGTAGTGACGCGGTTGTTACCGAATTAGTAACCGAAAGAGGTTATCAAAAAATTGTTGAAGTTTATAGTGAATACAAAGCCAAAGGATTAATTGCTCCTGAATTACCTGAACTTACATTAGTCCAATTAATGAATAAGTTAGAGACTTTTGAGCAAAATATTATGGACTCTTTTGATAAGGCTGAGGTTGAATCTTTAACTAACATTAAAAATTACAAAGGTATTCTTACTCAGTATTTTACAAATGTTAGAGGAGGACAAAGTTCATGGTTTAATATACATCTAAATCCACAACCTCTTATTTTATTAAATGGTGAAAAAGTTTACAAATTTAAAAATGTTGACGAGGGGGCAAAGACAACCGCAATTTCATTACTAAAAGGAAATATTACAGAATATAATAATGCGTTAGCTGCAAATCCAACATTGGGTAGTAAGGGTAAATCACCAATACCGAACCCAATTAAGTACGATTTAATGCTTAAAGACAATTTAATTGAATCTCAAATTGATTGGAAGGCAACTACAATTGCTCAAACAGGAAATCCAGACCCAACAAAAGAAACCATTGATAAAGTTATTAGTTCATATGGTTTCAGTAAGACATTAAATGTAACTGAAGTAAATGGTAAAAAAAGTTACACTGAAAACAAAGAGCCTTATTATGTCTTCGAAGGTGATGGAAGATTTGATGCAACTATTTCATCTTTAGAAACACAAGCAAATAAAAAGTTGTCGGAATATGAAGCAATTATAACTGCGGAATTACTAAGAAAAATTGAGGATAAGGATAAAGGTATTGGATTTAAACCTACAGTCAGAAATATTGTTGCTGTTATCATGGCATCCGCAGAAGCCTTCGTTAGATTACTTGATGATGTTCACACTAAAGCTTGGGATGTGAAATACGACCCTGTCAGAAAAGCGGCTATTTTGGAAAACCCATCTTCAGCTCCAAGTTCTGAAACGGTTGATAATGTTGTTTACGCTTCAGGGTCTTTATTAGGTAATACTGATGCAGAAAATGCTCAAATTCCTGTATACCCATGGCCACAATTTTTTGAAGAAAGTGTTGAAGATAAGAAAGGAAGATTCCAATTAAAATACATTGCGGACCCAAGTGTTGTTGGAAAAACCCAAGGTAATAATTATGCTAAATGGCCCGAGGTAGAATTTGTTGAGGAGTATATGAAAGGACTTACTCAAAAATTTCAAAACCCTTTGGCTCCCGCACCTGTTGAAAACCAAAGAGTTACTAATAGTATTAATATAAACGCTATTGAATTTCCATCTTTAGGGATTGCGTATGCTAATAAAGAAGAAATTAAGTTTTTCTATGAAATATGGGAAAGACAATTTTTAACGTCACACTATTCAGGATTAGTTAGGGCTAATTTAAATCAAATAAATGATTTATTAAAACTTAACATAGAAACTGAAGTTAATAATATCAAAGATAGTTTAGGAGTGAGTAGCCCATACATAACCTTCAAATTAAAAAATTACGGATTCAATTCAACTAGCTACCCTGTATTCTTAAATAATATCTCAAACATGGGAACGGGTAGAGCATACCAAGATTACATTAGAGATTTCTTTGTGACACCGTACATTAGAGCGTTAACAGAGAATCCGTTTAGTATTTTAAAAACTAGTGACCTTGGTAAAATACCACAAGTTACTACAACATCAGATGCTTTAAGAGCGTTAATTACTAACGCATCTAACGAACCATTAGTTGTTGATACATTACCATATACTGACACAACGTGGAATTTAAATAATTTAAATCAAAGTGCAACCGCTGCGGGTAATCAAGTTTATGACACCAAAAAAAGTTTGACAATCTTTGAACCAAGAAAGATAATATCAAACTTTACAGACATCTACAACTATAAAACGAATAGACCTGTAACCAATTTTTCATATCTATTATCTCAAAATCCAACAATTATTGCCGCGTTGGTAGGTATAGGTTCGTTTGGAGGTTCAATCCCTGGACTAACAACATTTTATCCGTTAAGAACTCCTGAAAATTTTGCAGCAACTGAAGGGTACTGTAATGGTGTTACACCTACAGGATTTTTAGGACCAAGAACAACGACCTCAATGTTAAACACACCGTACTTTATAAATGCGATTCAAAGTGGTGTGGTTAATTTTAAAAACAAAGAAACGTACCCTTACGTTCAAGCGGCATATCTATTCCTAAATTCGTTACCATTAGCAACATTAAGAGAGAAGTATAAAACTGTATCAGATAATAATCCACCAACTGACTTGGACTACATTGCGTCTTGTTTTAATAAATTTGGTGCGATACACAAAATACCTTACGCTTGGATTTTAAAATATGGTTCGATTTACCATAGATACAAAAAATTCAAAGAAAGTGGTGTAGACATTCTTACAAATGTTTGGAAAGATTTTGATTATACAAACAATTATAATCCAATCACTAATCAAACAACAACACAATACACGTTTAAATACTTAAAGGAGGTTGACAACACAAATATTACATTACAAACCGAAACTAATGACGATGTTAATATGCAAATAGGGTTTTACCCTAAGTTAATTAACGACTTCAATGTATTCTATAATGGGTATGATTTATATAGCGGATACACCAATACAGAAATTCAAGAAAGTGTTGATGGTGGAATGAAGGTCTATAATTATTTTGGGTCCAATATTCTTTCAGGAAAACAAGGGGATAAAAATTTAAGATTAAAGACATGGTCTGTATTGTTACCTGATTTAACTCCTGAAGCTGAGGCTAATTGCGACCCCAAAAATAACACCAAAAATACGGACTATCTTGTTGTACCATCGTTTGGTACATCTTTTAATCAAGCCAAAGAATCATGTTTAACGGGTAGTACCACTTCAATAGGAACCAAAATTAATCTTACTTCTAATAGTAGTGTGTATAATGGTTCTGTTAGAAGTCTATGGGCAGCACCTAATTATGGGTATTTTGATTCAACACAAATCGCATATCCACAACCTGACTCGTACCTGACTCGTATAGTTACAGGTACAACTGAAGAACAATCTCCTGTTCACTTTTTGAATACCGACCAATACTCAAAAATTGAAGAGATGTTTTCGGTATTTGATAAAAAGGTATTAGAGTCTTTTGAGGTGGAGTTTTTAAATTTTTGTAAACCAATAACTAATGCGGATAACGGTGGAGAAGTTTTAACTTACGGACAGAGCCCTGTTAATATCAATTCCAACTTTAGAAATTTCCAATCATTATTTAAAACATTAATGACAGTACCTAAACAAGTTGATGGCACGGGAGAAAATAACTATTTTGATATAGTAATCCAAAAACAATGGGAAGTATTCCAATCAGGTGTAAAATCATTTATGGAATACGATATGATTATAAGAAATGGTAATCCTTCAAATTATAATAGAAGGATATTCGATTCTTATTTATCATTTAATGCATCACCTGAAGTAATAGACCCAATCACATTTAATCCTTATGTTAGAGGTAGTTTACCTACAAGAGGAGGGGGAGTTACGTTAACTCAATCTAAACTTGCTAATAGACAAGCGTGGTTTGCTTTAGAGACCGAAGTAGGGTTTTCAACAATATTTAATGTTGCATATAGTTCAAATGGTTCATATATAACTGACTTCTTTGTTGACAATAATATTGAGTTTACTGCTCAGAATGTTGTATTACTGGCTAAGATAATTAAAATGTATGCGACACAAAAACTTAGACAACCAACAATATCAGTTGCTCAATTTAAAAATCAAATTACACAATATCTTAATAGAGAGTCCGAATTACAAAACAATTTCTTAGACGGAGTTCTGACAGGATTGAACAGAGCGTTACCATCACAACAACAACTACCTCAACAACAACCAATCCAAAGTTCTATTTCAGGAGAACAGAGTAAAGTTGAAAACTATGAAGTTTTCAAGGCGTTAAACGACAAGTGGGTTGCGGGTGGTGATTACACAAACAAAACATTGTTTGAAGATATGATGTTTTTAGATAGAGCGTCAAGAAATATTGGAGACACAATCTTAGTTGATATTTTTGATTTGAAAGCCATGTTTGGTGTTGGTGGTACTCCTGGTGAATATTCGTTAAATCAAGCTATGAGTGTTTATACCTTTATTAGTGGTATTCTTATTAAGAATAATTTTAACGTAATGAATTTACCTGCATATGTTAACTTCTATAATGTTCAAGATGTTGATGGAACTACAACTCCAAGAACTGAAGGCTCGTTAGATTTTGCGGACAGTTTATGGGGAACCTATTTAGATGTTGATTATAGAAAGTCAGGGCCTAAAATGGTTTGTTTCTACGCAGGTAAACCATCTCAATATTTAGACCTACCAAAAGGTAATTTCAAATTTAGAAATGACGGGTTTGAAATGAGAAGAGCTTCGGAAAATCCTTTATTGGAAGACCAAAAAGATAAAAAAGATTGGGCGGTTTCTAATAAATGTGTTGGGTTTACCGTAGATTTAGGTATTAGAAATCAAAACATATTTTATTCGTTTAGTGTATCACAAGATAATGGTACTGCAACTTCTGAGTCGATTAATACTCAGTTGAATATGGTAGACCAAGCCTCAGGTAGACAGACCGCAACTCAAAATAATAGTTTATATAATTTATACAAACAAAGAAGTTATAAGTGTTCGGTAACATCTTTAGGTAATGCGTTGATACAACCAACAATGTATTTCAATCTTAGACACGTACCAATGTTTAATGGACCGTACATGATACAAGATGTACAACATACAATTCAAGCGGGTAATTTTCAAACAACATTTACAGGTGTTAGACAGGGGGTATTTGATTTACCAGCGATAGATAGTTTCCTACAAAGTATAAACCAAAACCTTGTTACTAAGTTAGAAGAGTTACTTAAAATTAATAAAGATAGTATTACTGTTACTGGAACCACAAATACAGTTAAAAGTAATAAGTTACCGCAAAAGGCAGATAACACATTGGACACTACAAATGCTTGTAGTTCAAATGTACTTAAGACTTACTCAGACGCTGCGTTTGGAGATAGTGTTGTTGGTACCGCGACACCATTAACACCACAACAATTGGCAGACGCTTTAGTAAAAGAGATGCCAAACAATAAGGAATTACAGGTTATCATTTATTGTATGTCCTATATGAGAAGTTTCCAAAAAAGTTCAAATAGTAGTGTTGGTGAATTCAATGGATGGAACAATAACTTTGCAACAATATCTTTAGATACCAATTGGGGAGGATTAATTACAACATTAACTAAGAGATATAGTTGTATTAAATCTAAAACAAATCCAACCACATCTGCATCACTACCTATTGTACATTTTGATAATGTCGAAAAATATGTGAGATTTATGCAAGGAAGGTTAGGACCAAGGGTTAAACAAATATTAGAAATTGGTTTAGCTAAATATTATGTTTGTTTTTGGCCAGAATCCAACATCTCTTCAGATTACTACGATTCACACACAAGTGAATTTAAACAAACTAAAGATACCCTATATGCAGCATTAACCTCTGCGGTTAAAGTAGGACTATCAAGTTTAGAAAATTCTAAAGATTTAAAGGCTGACATTAAAGTAACTGAACAAAAAGGTATTAAGAAAACAAGTGGTACTTCAGGTACTTCAGGTACTTCAGGTACTTCAGGAACGAGAGGAACAAGTGGTGTTGCTGCTTTAGACTTATCATGCCCTCCACCAGCAATTAAATCATTCTCACCATTAGCGGGATATGATGGAACGATAGTTCAAATAAATGGTAGTAACTTGGGAACCACAAACTCAATTAAATTGGCTGGAGTAGAAGTTCCATCAAAAGATATTACGGTATTTAGTGGTAGTACTGTTAGGTTTATTGTCCCTAAAATCTTAAATGGAGAAACTAACCTTAATGGAAGAATTGAAGTTAAAACAGATAATGGTTCATTTACAGGGTCTACGTTATTTAATTATAACCCTGCATTAAAAGGAGTTTCAAGTTTATCACCTGGAGGTGCCACAGATACACCTGTAACACAAACAGCACCTTCAACTCCAAGTCCAAATAATTTAACAGGAACAAATGCAAATCTACAAGATACGGCTCCAAGTCCTCTTATTCAAACAGAAAAAACATCAAGTGAGTTAGGTAATGGAATTTTAACGGTTAAAGTTAATACTGAGCCAGGTGTTGGTGTTTGGAACATAGATGACCAGCCAAGGTACAATTATAGGATTGATGCGATAGAAATTGGACCGAACAACACGGTTAAACGATACACGCCAAGCGAAGGTACATATCAAGCGCTTGAAGGATTCGTGTCACCTGATGGTCAAACATTCTCAATAACAAGAGAAGCGTTTATTGATAAAGCGTTTGAACAGGATATTGAAATGGAGGATGGAAATAGACTTGAAATTAGTACAACAATTGAATTGTATGCTAGACCTGCGGATAAAGTAAAATACCCAAATGATTTTATAAGAAATTATAATTTTAGAATTGTTGTTCCATCTACAGGTAATACTGTACAACCCGAGGGTTCATTAGTCTCCATACAAAGAAGTGAAGACGTTGATTTACCTGACTATAATGGTAAACAATATTACAATATAAAAAGACCTGATGGTGGGTACATTACTTATAACTTCAGTTGTTCTCGTTGTGTAATAACTAAAGTTGAGGTTGTTAAGTCAAACGAACAAACATCGGTACAAAACATAACAATAACCAATACTCCTGATACCAAATATACAAACGTTATCGATGTGAAAAACTCAGGAAGATTTGTTTTATCTGTAACTTATAATAATGCGGACGTGCCAGGAACATTTACAGCAAAGAGTGAACCTTTCACTTTATAACATAACAACATATTTATATAGAAAGAATATTATGGACATCAATACAGCAATCAGCAATTATCTTGGAAAAAAAATTAATTATTCTGAAAAAGATAATAACGACGGAACAAAAGAAGTTTGCGACTTAGCAACGGGCCAATGTTATACAGTAAGAGAACGTGATGGTCTTATCGAAAGAGCAGGAAACAGTACTTACGCTAACAGACAAGTTATGGTTGAAACCGATAACGGATTAAAACAATTATTAAACGGATAAAAAATGAGTTTAGATAAAAAAATATTAAGTGAGATTGACAGATACAGAAGTATCAACAAATACATCACAGAACAGGCTGAAGAAATTCCAGCAACACCTGAGGAAGATTTAGGTGCATTAGCACCACTACCTGGAGATGCGGGAGCAGGAGCACCACCTCCACCAGCAGGGGCAGTTCCACCACCAGCACCAGCGGCACCTGCTTCAGGTCCATTGGATATTGAAAACGACCCCGACGTAGAAAAAATTGACGACGAAGGTAATAGTGAAGAAGGTGATAAAGGTTCTGATTCTGAAGAACTTGATATTACAGAATTGGTGGATTCTCAAAAAAGTATCGAAACAAAACAAGATGAGTATTTTAATAATTTATTTGGACAATTAAATGATTTACAATCAAGATTGGGAGAAATGGATAGTATCATGAATAAGTTAAATTCACTTGAAGCTAAGATTGAGAAATACAGAGAAAAAACTCCACAAGAAAAATTAGAGTTAAGAACATACGACTCATACCCATTCAATCAAAAACTTTCACAGTTTTTTGATGATAAGTCAGAAGAGATGGAAAAGACGGGAAAAAATGATTATGTTTTAACTTCCGACGAAGTACAAGACATTAACGTTAACGATATCAAAAACTCTTTCCAACCAGGGGGAGGGGAAGACAAAGAAAACTACAAAACTTCATTTAGATAAAAACGGAAGGTGTCGAAAGACACCTTTTTTTTATTTGACAAATCGATATTATCACCTATATTTATGAAACAATTTAATCATTTAATTTAAAAAAACATGAGTTCATTAGACGCCGTATTGGCACAGTACGAAAAATCACAACAATCAGCGGGCGGGGCCCAAAACAAGATGTCGCAAGACGAAAGAATGAAAAAGTATTTCGCTTTAATCCTTGGGGATAAAGAGAAGTCAGGTCAGAGAAGAGTAAGAATCCTTCCTACCACAGATGGTTCCTCACCATTCAAAGAGGCATGGTACCACGAAATCCAAGTAGGTGGTCAATGGCAAAAATTCTACGACCCAGGAAAGAATGACAACGAGCGTTCACCTTTAAACGAGGTTTACGAAGAGTTGATTGCCACAGGTAAAGAGTCTGACAAACAGTTAGCCGCTCAATACCGTTCTCGTAAATTTTATATCGTTAAAGTTATCGACCGCGACCACGAGGAAGACGGTGTGAAATTTTGGAGATTTAAACACAATTACAAGAATGATGGTATCTTAGATAAAATCATTCCAATTTGGAGAAACAAAGGTGATATCACTGATGCTGAGAAAGGTCGTGATTTAATCATCGAATTAGCAAAATCTAAAACACCTGCAGGTAAAGAATACACAACCGTATCTACGATTATGTATGATGACCCAGCTCCTGTTCACACAGATGCTGCACAAGCAACTGCTTGGGTTAATGATGAGTTAAGTTGGTTAGATGTTTATTCTAAAAAACCTGTTGACTATCTTGAAGCAATTGCTCGTGGAGAGACTCCAAAATGGAGTACTGAAAAGGGTGGATATGTTTATGAGAACTCTACAGTTGAAACCGAATCATTCGGTGGTGGAGCATCTAAGAGTGGTAAACCAGCTGTAGCTGCGGACCCACAAGCAAATGACGAACCAGACGGTGATTTACCGTTCTAATTTATAACAAGGGTGGGAATCCCCACCCTTTAATTTTTTATCACATGACATTTAAAGAAGAAATTGACTTGCAGTTAAGGGATAACAAGACGTTGTCCTATGAAATCTTAAGTCAACTAAAAGACAAAGGTTACTTCTCAGGTAGGAGTAAACAGATTGGTGATACTGTTTTATTTGGTATGTTAAAAGATGAAGACGAGGATGGTGTTTCGGTTATTAGAATCGTAACTTTCCATGAAGAAGAAATCGGAACTCTTTACGAAGAAGACGACACCTTTTACAACAGAAACAAAGTAAATAAGTTACCCAACATTAAAAGAATAGAAAATGGCAATTAAGAAAAACGATTTTAAGTCTATCAAAGACAAATTCTCAACATCGGCGAAATATAAACCCCAAAGGTTTTTTGACTTAGGTTCTGATTTCTTAGATGCGGTTGGTTTACCAGGTCCTGCAATTGGTCACTTGAATATGTTCCTTGGTCACTCAGATACAGGTAAGACAACGGCTCTTGTAAAAACAGCTGTTGATGCTCAGAAGAAAGGTATACTTCCTGTGTTTATTATCACAGAACAAAAATGGTCATTCGAACACGCCAAATTAATGGGGTTTGATTGTGAAGAGGTAGTTGATGAATCAACAGGTGAGTTAGATTGGGATGGTTTCTACATCTTCAATAACAACTTCAGTTACATCGAACAGATTACTGACTATATCAACTCGTTATTAGACGAACAAGAAAAAGGTAACTTGGACTACAGTTTGTTGTTTTTATGGGACTCAGTGGGTTCTGTACCATGTAAGATGACCTTTGAAGGTAAAGGTGGTAAACAACACAACGCAAGTACCTTGGCCGACAAGATTGGTATGGGTATTAACCAAAGAATTTCAGGGTCTCGTAAAGCTGATTCAAAATATGAAAACACCTTGGTTATTGTTAACCAACCATGGGTTGAACTACCTGACAATCCTTTCGGACAACCGAAGATTAAAGCTAAGGGTGGTGAAGCCATTTGGTTAAACTCATCATTGGTATTCTTATTCGGTAATCAAAAAGGTGCGGGTACAACTAAAATTACCGCAACTAAAGATAAGAGAACAATTAAATTCGCATCAAGAACAAAAGTTTCTGTAATGAAAAACCACATCAATGGATTGGGTTACGATGACGGAAAGATTATTGTTACACCACACGGATTCATTGGAGGTAAAGAGGCTAGTGAAGAAAAAACTTCATTAGAAAAATACAAAAAAGAATACGCAGACTATTGGAAGGATATCATCGGAACTGATGGTGACTTCGATTTGAAAGAAGAAAAAGAAGATTAGTATTATTGTTTCACCCTTTAAATCACACCAGTGATTAAGACATTATTAGTAGACGGAGACAATCTGTTTAAAATAGGATTTCACGGAGTTAGAGAGATGTATGATAACGGAGACCACTTAGGTGGAATCTATCACTTCATCAACATCTTAAGACGGTTTCTAGAAGAGCACAACTTGGATAAGGTTGTGGTCTTTTGGGACGGTGATTCGAACTCATCAATTAGGAAATCTATATACCCCCAATATAAGGCGAATAGAAGGCAGGACATGAACGAGTACAAGTACGAGTCATACCTCCAACAAAAATCTCGAGTTAAACAATATCTCGAGGAGATATTCGTACGCCAAGTTGAGATGATTAACAACGAGGCTGATGACTTAATTGCTCACTACTGTAAAGTTGCAACGGATGAAGACGTAATAATATTCTCAGCCGACAAAGACTTAACTCAACTCATATCTGAAAAAGTTACCATATATTCTCCAATCTCAAAACAGTATTTTAAGAATGGGGATATGATAACAATCAATAAGGTTGAGATACCACATTATAACGTTTTACTTACCAAAGTTTTCACAGGAGACAAGTCCGACAATATCGATGGTATTGAAGGATTAGGGGAAAAAACTTTAGTAAAATTCTTCCCTGATTTGCTGGGAAAACCATGCATTATGGACGAATTACTCGATAATGCACGAAATAACCAGCAGAAGAAAAAACCAAAAGCCCTTGAGAATATTTTGACTGGTAAGACAAAAAATGGTATACTTGGTGAAGAGTTCTACAACACAAACATGAAGATTGTAGACCTTGGGAACCCACTTATTACCGATGAAGGTAAAGAACTTGTCGAACAAATATATACAGACACAATTGACCCTACAGACAGAGGGTACAAAAACTTAATGAGACTTATGATGGAAGACGGTCTCTTCAAATATCTTCCAAAAAACGATGAAGCTTGGGTAAACTTCCTAAGACCATTTATGAAATTAACAAGAAAAGAAAAACGAAAGAAATGATAGACTATACTTTATCTGACAAACTAAAAATTCAATATCAAACTGCGAAACCTTTTCCGTATATTGTGATTGATAATTTTCTACCCGAGTTTTTACTAAAAAGTTGTTTAGAAGAAATTAAAAAACACAAAAAATGGTTTTCTAATGGGGAAGAATGGGTTGAAGAATTTGAGAAAAACAAACTATATTATCCGTCAGAGAATACGGATATGGAAGAATTTAAAAATTTTCTTCCTATCACTAATATGGTTACAGATTATATGAACTCTGAACCATTTATTAAATTTTTGGAGAATTTAACAGGGTTCGAAAAATTATATAGAGACCCTGTTATGATGGGAGGAGGAATACATAAGATAAATAAAGGAGGTAAGTTATCCATTCACATTGACTATAACCAACACCCTAACCAAAAATGGAAACGTAACTTAAACGTACTACTTTATTTAAATGAAAATTGGGTAAAAGAATGGGGAGGTAATTTAGAACTATGGGGAGGAGAACCTTGGAAGAAAGAAATAGAGGTAGAACCAATATTCAACAGAGCAGTTATTTTCTCTATTGAAGATGCGCCTCATGGACATCCAATACCATTAAACACACCTGATGATGTGTCAAGATATTCATTAGCACTTTATTATTTTACTGACGAAGAAGTAAAAGACAAACACTCAGTTATCTTCTATAGAGATGAAGAATTGGGAATAAATGAAACAGATAACTTATTTAAATTTTAAGCAAAATACAAACAAAAATTAAACAAACATGAGAGAGCAAGACAGCACAAAAATGGAATTCCTTTTGACTTTAAATGATAACATTGTAGTTCAAAGATTCTTCAACGTTAGAGGGTTTAACCCTAAAGCGAAAAACTCGGTGGAGTTGTACGACTTCATTTTAGGGTTGAAAGATGAGTTAACTTACGCGTTGAAAATGAAAACCGTAATCTATATGATGGACAACAAGGATGCTATTGTGCACGACCCATCTATTATGAACACATCTTACACAGATGGGCCTGAAGTATTTAACATTTATGTTAAAGTTGGAGACACGACAATTTGTCATAGAGTTTTTGATGGAAAATTTTTCCCGCCAAAAGTTCGTTATACAGTCGACGTACGACCATTTTTAAAAGAGGTACTTCGCGAGTTAACTGACATTTTTTCAAATAACAAATTAACTTACGAATATTTGGAATTCGACCTAAGTAAGTAAGTATTTAATAATACAGGGGACAATTTTAAAACAATATATGAACAAAAATTTCGATTATTTAGGTAACACATTTCAGATTCAATTACTAAATCAAATAGTAGTTGATAAGGACTTCTCATCGTCTATTATGGACGTGATTGAGTCATCGTACTTTGACAACAAGTACTTCAAAATCATCTTACAGATGATAAAAGAATACTATGTAAAGTATGAATCAACGCCTAATTTCGAAACTCTTGACCAAATTGTTAAGTCAGAAATTTCACAGGAAATCGTTGCAAAAGTGGTCTTAGATACCTTGAAACAGGTAAAAGATGCGCCTTTTGAAGGTACAGTATTCGTTCAGGAGAAAGCTTTAAAGTTCTGTAAACAACAAGAACTTCAAAAGGCGATGGACAAAGCTCAGAAAATTATTACAGAAGGTGATTTTGAATCTTACGATAAGGTTGAAGGATTGGTGAGAAACGCGTTACAAGTCGGTGAAATCGACAAAGGACAGACGGACATCTTCGCTAACTTGGATACCGTATTAGACGAGGATTATCGTCACCCAATTCCAATGGGAATTCCTGGAATTGATAGACTACTTAAGGGTGGTTTGGCCAAAGGTGAGATTGGTGTTATCCTAGCTCCAACAGGGGTGGGTAAGACAACAATCTTAACCAAAATTGCGAACACAGCGTTTAACTTAGGATATAATGTCCTTCAAGTATTCTTCGAGGATAACCCAAAGATTATTCAAAGAAAACACTTCACACTTTGGACAGGTATTGAACCTGATAACTTGGTTAAACACAAAGATGAAGTAATGAGTAAAGTTACAGAAATCCAAGAGAGTATGCCAAACAAGTTGGTTCTTAAGAAATTAGCTTCAGATACTATGACTATGAATCAAATTAAGAATCAGGTAAGAAAAATGATAGCTGATGGTAACAAAATTGACTTGGTTATGTTAGACTATATCGACTGTATACTTCCTGAATCTACAAGTAAAGATGAGTGGAAGGCTGAAGGTTCTGTAATGAGAGGGTTCGAAGCTATGTGTCATGAGTTAGACTTAGTTGGATGGACCGCCACACAGGGTAATAGGTCTTCTATTTCAGCTGAAGTTGTAACTACCGACCAAATGGGTGGTTCGATTAAAAAGGCTCAGGTTGGTCACGTAATCATCTCTGTGGCTAAGACACTTCAACAGAAAGAAATGAACCTTGCAACTATCGCAATTACTAAATCACGTTTAGGTAAAGATGGGGTAGTATTTGAGAACTGTAAATTTAACAATGAGTTACTTGAAATTGATACCGAGAGTTCGGTAACGTTCTTAGGTTTCGAAGAACAACAAGAGGAAAGAAAGAGAGATAGGGTAAAAGAGTTGATGGAGAAACGAAAACAAAAAGAAGAACAAAAACAACAATCTTAATACAAAAAAAACAAAAAATAATTATGGAAAAAATTTTAGTGGAGAATCCTAATAGATTCGTCATCTTCCCAATTCAGTATGATGACATTTGGGAATATTATAAACAACATCAAGCGGCGTTTTGGACGGCAGAAGAGGTTGATTTAAGTAATGACATCAGAGATTGGAATAATCTTACTGAAAACGAACAATACTTCGTTAAGAACATCTTATCGTTCTTCGCGGCTTCAGATGGTATTGTTAACGAAAATCTTGCTGAGAATTTCTTAAAGGAAGTACAATATCCTGAAGCGAAATTCTTTTACGGGTTCCAACTGATGATGGAGAATATACATAGTTTAATGTACTCTCTATTAATCGACACATATATCTCAGACGAGAAAGAAAAACAACTATGCTTCACAGCATTAGATAACTTACCTGCGGTTCAAAAGAAAGCGAAATGGGCTCTTGATTGGATTGAAAATGCGTCTTTCCAAGAGAGATTAGTTGCGTTCGCTGCGGTTGAAGGTATCTTCTTCTCAGGTTCATTCTGTTCAATCTTTTGGTTGAAATCAAGAGGAATCATGCAAGGGTTATGTAACGCCAATTCTTTAATCTTTAAAGATGAAAACCTACACTGTGATTTTGCTATTCACTTAGTTAATAATCACTTAGAGAACAAACCATCAGAAAAGAGAATTAAAGAAATCCTATTATCTGCACTTGAAATTGAAAAAGAATTCATCACAGAATCTTTACCTGTTTCACTTATCGGAATGAATTCAAACTTAATGAAACAATATCTTGAATTCGTAACCGATGGGTTATTAGTTAAATTTGGTTGTAAAAAAGAGTTTAACGTTGAACAACCATTTAAGTTTATGGAACAAATCGCGGTTGAAACAAAGGGTAACTTCTTTGAGTCAAGAACGATGGAATACCAAAAAGCGAAACTAAACGAAACATTATCTTTTGATTCTGATTTCTAATTTATTACTATTAAAAATATGATGTCACTAAAAATTAAAAAAAGAGGCGGGGAAGATGCGTCCTTTAATCCACAAAAAATATATAGCAGAATTAAAAGAGCTTCTAAAGGTTTAACTGTAAATTCAGACGAAATCTTTATTAAAGTTATTACTTCTGTACCTACAGAAGGTGTTATAACAACTAAAGAGTTAGACAAACTTGTATATGAAATTGCCGCCGCTTACACGGGTAGTCACCACGATTATTCAAGACTTGCATCTTCAGTTGCAATCTCTTCTTACCACAAAGAAACTGACCCAAGTTTCTCAAATACAATGCATACGTTACACGTTGATGGTATTGTACATGATGAACTAATGTCAATCATTGAAAAATATGGTCCGAGTAAAATTGATGAGGTCATTAATCATGAAAATGATTATAACTTTGATTATTTCGCTTGGAGGTCATTACAAGAAATGTACTTGTTAAAGACACCTGAAGGTAAAGTAATTGAAAGACCACAACACATGTACATGAGAGTTGCTCTATGGGTAACTAACACGTATGAAGAGGCGGTAGAATACTACAACTCATTATCAAACCAACGTATATCAAAGGCGACACCTATTATGATTAATGCGGGTACAAGAGTACCTCAATTAGCATCTTGTGTGTTACATTACAACAACTCTGACTCGAGAGAAGGGTTATTGAAAACCTTGAATGATATTTCAACTTATTCTTCAGACGCTGCGGGTATTGGATTATCAATGTCTAACATTCGTAGTAAAGAAAGTAGAATTAAATCATCAGGTGGATTTGCTGGAGGATTACTAAAGTACTTAAAAATTGTTAACGAGTCATTAAGATTCTTTAACCAACAAGGAAGAAGACCTGGTAGTGCTGCTATCTATTTAGAACCATGGCACAGAGATATTATGGACCTATTAGAGATTAAAAAGAATACAGGTGCTGAGGAATTAAGAGCGAGAGATTTATTCACCGCGTTATGGATTCCCGATAACTTCATGAGAGCGGTTAAGAACAATGAAGATTGGTACTTATTCTGTCCTAATGAAATTATTAAATCGGGTATCAAACCATTACAAGAATGTTATGGTGATGAATACGAAGAAAACTATCAAAAGGCAGTTGATTTAGGTATCGGTAGAAAAGTTAAAGCTCAAGATATTTGGTCTAAAATTATCGAGTCCCAAGTTGAGACAGGGGTTCCTTACTTATGTGCTAAAGATAGTGCGAATAAGAAAACTAACCACCAAAACATCGGTGTAATTAAACAATCAAACTTATGTAACGAGATTTACCAATACACTGATGAAGAGACAACTGCAATCTGTACGTTATCATCTATCGTATTGAAAAACTTTATTGTTGATGGTAAGTTTGATTATAAGTTATTGATTGAAGAAGTTAGAAGAGCGGTAAGAGCGTTGAACAACGTAATCGATAAAAATAACTATTCAACAGAAAAAGGATTAAAAGGAGGACTTGAACAAAGAGCGATTGCTATTGGAACTCAAGGGTTGGCGGACGTATTCTATTTAATGGATTACATCTTCACATCTGAAGAGGCTAAAGTTTTAAATAAAAACATATTCGAGGCAATCTACTTCGCAGCTATCACTGAAAGTAATGACTTATGTAAAAGAGGTATTAGAAAACCATATAAATTTTTCAAAGGGTCACCAATGTCAAAAGGTGTATTCCAATTTGATATGTGGGGATTAAACGAATCTGAATTATTTTTAGATTGGGATACCTTAAAAACAGAAGTTAAAGAATACGGAGTGTGTAACTCTTTATTTACAGCTCAGATGCCAGTTGCATCTTCAGCTAAAATCACAGGTTCATTTGAAATGACTGAACCAGCACACTCTGCGTTATTTAACAGAAGAGTTGTTGGTGGTGAAATTATGATTGTTAACAAGTACTTAATTAACGACTTTGAGAAAATTGGGGTATGGTGTGAAGACTTGAAAAACGAAATAATCATGAATGAGGGGTCTATTCAAAACATTAACTTTAACCAATACCTTGACCCTGAGGACAGAAACTATAATAAAAAAGTTAAGAGAATTGAACACTTGATTCCAAAGTATAAAACAATTTGGGAAATCTCTCAAAAAGAATTGATTGACATGGCGGCGGACAGAGCTCCGTTTATTGACCAATCACAATCAATGAACATTTATATGAGTAATCCAACATTGTCTAAAATTACTTCATCACACTTCCACTCATGGGAGAAAGGATTAAAGACTTTATGTTACTATGTTAGAACCAAAGCGATTTCAACAGGAGCTAAACACTTAGCGGTTGATGTATCAAAAATACAGAAATCAAAACCTACTGTTGAGGTACCTAAAGTAGATTACACTAACATGAATTTACCTCAAAAACCTGAAGGAATCGAAATTGAATGTTTCGGTTGTTCATCTTAAGATACTAAATAATCCCGACCAACATCGGGATTATTTATTTTAATCTATTTATAAGGAAAAACGAGGGTATTATATTTATAGTTATGGCAGATGGAACTACATATGGTATTAATTTTCCTTTTAGAGATTCTAAAAGAGGAGATTATTTACAATTAACAGAGTTTGAAGCTCAACAGATTAAAGCGGATTTAGTTCATTTATTGTTAACAAGAAAAGGTACAAGATATTACTTACCTGATTTTGGAACAAGACTATATGAATTTTTATTTGAACCTTTTGACGGACTTACGTTTGATGCGATTCAATCTGACATCAGAGAAGCTGTTTCGAGATACATGCCAAATTTATTATTAAATAATATCTCAATCACACCTGCAGACCCAATGGAAGAGGTTGATATCGCGGAAGGACAAAACATCGTAGGAAGTAGCGAATCACCAGTATATAGATTTCCAGGTAAAGGGACATCAGAATATACTGCAAAAATTAAAATCGATTACTCAGTAGAATCAAATACGTTTGCTCAGAGTGATTTTGTAATTATCAATATTTAATATAGATGGCGAATCGTAAAATATCATATACAACCAGAGATTATCAGGGAATAAGAACTGAGTTACTTAACTATTGCAAAACATACTATCCTGAATTAATTCAAGATTTTAATGATGCTTCGGTATTCTCAGTATTCTTAGATTTAAACGCAGCCGTTGCCGATAACCTACATTATCATATTGATAGAAGTATTCAAGAAACGGTACTTCAATACGCACAACAAAGGTCTTCAATATATAACATTGCAAGAACCTACGGTTTAAAATTGCCAGGTCAAAGACCTTCAGTTGCTCTTGTTGACTTCTCAATCACAGTTCCTGCGTTCGGTGATAAAGAAGATGAAAGATACTTAGGAACTCTAACAAGAGGGTCTCAAGTAACAGGGGCGGGTATTGTATTTGAGAATATCTATGATATTGATTTTACATCACCATATAATGCTCAAGGGTTTCCGAACAGATTAAAGATTCCAAATTTCAACTCCAACAACGTATTAATTAACTATACTATCACCAAAAGAGAGTTAGTTGTTAATGGTATAACTAAAGTATTCAAAAAAGTAGTTAGTCCAAATGACGTTAGACCATTCTTTGAATTATTCTTACCTGAAAAAAATGTATTAGGTATTACAAGTGTATTACTTAAGAGTGGTACCGAGTATAGTAATATACCAACAAGTGCTGAGTTTATCGGAGCATCTAATAGATGGTACGAGGTAGACGCATTAGCCGAAGATAGAGTTTTTGTTGAAGACCCTACAAAAGTATCTGACCAACCTGGTATTAAAGTAGGAAGATACATTCAAACACAAAACAGATTTATTAGCGAATACACACCTGAAGGATTTAAGAAAATGACTTTCGGTGGTGGTACCAATACCGCTCAAGATGCTTTAGACCAATTTACAACAGTAGGGACAACATTAGATTTACAAAGATATACAAACAACTTCTCTTTAGGTTCGGCATTAGTTCCAAACTCAACACTATTCATACAATATAGAGTTGGTGGGGGATTGGCATCAAACTTAGGAACGAATGTTATTAATCAAATAGGCACTGTTTCATTCTACGTTAATGGTCCTTCAGAGTTAACAAACTCTTCAGTAGTTAACTCGTTAAGATGTACTAACGTAACCGCGGCAATTGGTGGAGCAGGACTTCCATCATTAGAAGAAATAAGAAACTATGTATCGTTTAACTTCTCCGCTCAAAAAAGAGCAGTGACAGTCCAAGATTATGAGGCTCTTATTAGAAACATGCCAGCGGAATTCGGAGCACCTGCCAAAGTTTCAATTACAGAAAATAACAACAAAATATTAATTCAATTACTATCATACGATACTTCAGGTAAATTAACCAATATTGTTTCTGATACTTTAAGACAGAATGTGGCAACTTATCTATCAAACTATCGAATGATAAATGACTACATTTCTATCTTAACCGCTGAAGTTATTGACCTTAGTGTTGATGTTCAGATTGTATTAGATGCTGCTCAGAATTCAGGACAAGTTATTGCTGATGTGGTTGACAAAATATCAGCGTATTTTAATCCTCAAGTAAGACAGTTAGGGCAAAACGTATACCTATCTGAACTTAGAAGTATTGTTCAAAATCAAAATGGTGTAATCACTGTTGCAGGAATGAATGTTTACAATAAAGTTGGGGGGCAATATTCTTCGGCTGAAACATCTATGGAGTATTCCGACCCTGAAACTAAAGAAATATTACCTGTGGATGATACGGTGTTTGCTCAACCTTCACAAGTTTACCAAATCCGTTATCCAAACAAAGATATTAGAGTTTCGGTTAAAAATTTCCAATCAGTTACCTTCTCTTAATAGGTTTATTATCGTTACGTTTAGTTTATTATTAAAAAGAGTGTGTTAGTACTTTAAAAATAACACATAAACTATTTATAAATTAAAGGTAATACATGGGTCAATCATATAGGATAAAAACCGAACTCGGGTCTAATAAGACAATCAACGTCCAATTAGACCAAGAGTTTGAATTCTTAGAAATCTTATCGTTAAAAATACAACAAGCGGATATCTACACAAGAAGTTGTGCGGACTATGGTGTTATTGTTGGTAGAGTTACCGCCAATAATGGGTTGGGTATACCTAATGCGAGAGTTGCGGTATTCGTCCCAATAACCAATGTTGACGAATCTAATCCTTTAATATCAAGTATCTATCCTTATGAATCTCCTTCAGATAAAAATGAAGACGGATATCGATACAATCTTTTACCTTACGAAAAATCATATTCAAAGCACTCAGCGACAGGTACACTACCAACAAGAGCGGATTCTCTTACGGGGATAACTGCAGTTGAAATATATGACACGTATTACAAGTATACTGCCAAAACAAACGAAAGTGGGGATTACATGATAATGGGGGTTCCGTTAGGGGACCAAGCGATTGTTATGGATGTTGACTTATCCGATATTGGAGAGTTCTCACTAACACCTCAGGATTTAATTAGAATGGGGTTGGCAACCGAAGCACAAGTTGCGGGTTCTAAATTTAGAACTTCAACAGATTTAAATTCATTACCACAAATAGTTAATTTAGTTAAGAACGTTGAAGTTTCTCCATTATGGGGTGATGCGTCACTTTGTCAAATTGCAATAAATCGATTAGATTTTGATTTAAGAGATGATGCCAATGTTGATATACAACCGACATCGGTGTTTATGGGATGTATGTTTTCTTCACCTGACACTCTAAGAGTAAGGAATAATGGAAGACCAAAAGATAACATGGGTAACCTATGCGGTTTAACAACATCACCAGGTCAAATATTAGCGTTAAGACAAACAATACAACAAGATATAGATGGTAACCCTGTTTTAGAACAATATGAGTTAGAACAATCAGGAAATGTTATTGATGGTTCAGGAACATGGTTAATAGAATTACCAATGAACTTAGATTATTTTATAACTAATGAATTTGGTGAAAAAGTATTGTCAAATGACCCAACTGTTGGAGTTCCAACAAAGGCCAAGTACCGTTTTAAGGTCAAATGGACTCAACCAAATGATTTAACTTTACAAACAAGAAGAGCTTATTATTTAGTTCCAAACGTTAAAGAATACGGATGGACAACATCATCATCAGACCCGTCAACTAGAAGTATTCCAACAACAAATAATTCTAAACAACAACAGAGTTCTTATTATTTTGGATTGGCTTGGAGTGGTTATACTGATGGATTTATTGGACAGAAAAAAATAGAGAGACTTAATGAGATTATCGATTGCGAAGATACATTCTACGAATTTCAATTCAATAAAGTTTATACGGTGTCTTCTTTGATTGACCAATACAAAAGTGGTAGAAATATTATTGGGTCCGCGCCAGGTAGGTTTATTGGTATTAAAGAAATTGATGACCAAGATTGTGAAGATAGTGTTAACAAATTTCCTGTTAATGACGGGTTTAGAAACTTTGATTTTTTATTTTTCCTCTTCTCAATTTTAATGACGGTAATACAACCAGTAGCGTTAATCTTATTAACTATTGGGCATATTTTATTATTTTTATATAATTTAGTTTTAGACTTTTTATGTTGGCTTTCCTATGTTGGTATTAGAGTGAAAAGAGTTTTTTCTTGGTACCCATTTAAAAAATGGAGAAAGTATTGTACTAAAAAAGATTATACAATAAGGTTACCAATGATTACTTATCCTGATTGTCAGGCTTGTGATTGTAAACAAACCCTTAAAGATAGTTCAAATAACCAAGCAACTTCAGGTGTAGATGGTGCAGGTGTTTTATCTTATCTTTCATCTTCAGACCTTTATTACGATGGATTAGCATCTAGTTATTTCTCAGGAGATACAGAAAATGGTGAGGATTGGTCCATCATGTTTAGTGAAGCGATAGCAGGACTTGGGTTAACTTCTAATATTGGAGACCCATCAAGATATAAGTTACCTCTTTCACAACAATTAAACATTGGAGGAGGTAGATTTGTTGCATCATATGATTTACCTATTGGTGAAAGAATTAATATTTTTAATTTAAGAGAAAGTTATTTTTCAAATATTAATAAAATTAAAGTAACATTCGCAAAAGATTCCAATTTTGGAAAACATCATTATGATAATACCATAACGGTGTTATCGCAGGAGCAATTTGCTGCGGGAGATTTATTAACTTTTATTAATATAACTGGAACTACAGATACAAATTATCTTTACAGTGCATCAACTGCCGACGGTATTATTACGGGTATTAGTGGTGAAACTTATAATGGTAGTGGAGCAACAACAATAGACGTATCTTATGCAACAACACAAGTATCAAATATTGTAACACCTGTTAGATATAACTTACCTTATGGTTCATCTGAAACTAATTATAGATTCCCTGCGGATGTTGAGTATTACCAAGTTATTACTGCGATAACAGTATCGGACGCCGCCAAAATATGGAATACAGGTACGACACAATCTTTTGGTAATATTCTTAACAGTGTTGGTACATACATACCAGCTAAACCAAGTTTTGGAGGATGGTCGGTTGACAATGCCGTAATCAATTTTAATGCTTTTGAATATTTTGAAGGAGCAAGTTCTCAGTTTATATTAGTTTTACAGAGAGGAGTTGACCCATACTCTCCAAAATATGTTAATGAATATTCGTTAGGTAATTTATTTGGTACAAGTGAATTTGATTCGAATTGGACTGTAACCGCAGCAACAAGAGTTAACATACCAATACAAAAATTAAATAATAGTAGTATATCGGTACAATCTTACAATCAAAATGATATGTATAATCAATCGTATTTCTTTAAACCTGGAACCACAACATCGTCAATTGCGGGACAATCGTTTTCAGGATTTAATACAACAAATACGGCATATTACGGTTCGTTAGATGCAAGTATAAACCCATTACCTGTAGGGGCAACATTAGATGGTGTAGCTCCAAACAACCCTGGTACTTTAGGTTCTGCGAAAAGGATTACTCGAAGTGGGGTTTCTGCGTCTTCAGATGTTTTGGGATGTAATGCCCCATATCTGAATACCGATAGTTTATTTGTACCAAATGTAGCAGCAAATGCCACGCCAAGACTTGGGTTGACAATGTATAATAATTATGACTCATTTTTTGGGTATACAAGTAGGTTTGATGGAAACAATCGTTGGTGGAAAATGAATTGGGGCGGTATTTTCTATTCTGTTAAAGTTAATACTTCAGGTGTTATAGGAGGGTTCATATCGTGCGTTGATTTATCTACTTTACCTAAAGTAGTATCGATATCTTCAAATGGATTTTATAGTCCATTTTCTTCAAGTATTAAATATGATAACAGTGAAGACCTATCTGGTAGTGCGGTTATGAAAGTTAATAATAGTGGTCTTGTTTTTGCAAGTAATTATGTTAACGACTTAGGATATTATTATACAACAAAAACTTTTTTTAGTTACAACCCATCAATGTTAATTGATAACGCTCAATTGAACGTACTAAGGACTGATAGACTACCATCGTCAGACGGATTAGATGGTGGTTCTTGGACATTAAATCCATCATTATTACAACAAAACGTTAATTTTAATGTCTACCTAATAAATACAGACTCGGAAGATATTACATCTGATGCGTTTCAAACAGGTGCTCAAACTGTAACTGCAGATTTAGAGGGGTTACCAAACTCTATTAAAGTTTTGGAAAGTTTCGATTGTGAGGCAATGGTTGGGTTAGAATGTTACGAAGGATTTGGAGATACTTTTGGTATTAACCAATCATGTACTACTAAAGATGCTGTTGAAAGTGGGTGTTATATGTTTTTAAGAAGACCAATAACTGACTTAGTTAAAGATTTACGTAATTTTGGAGAATGGGGATTTAGGTTTAGATTTTTTTACGGATTATGTCGAGGAGTATTATCCCAATCATTTATGAATAATTGGATTAATGGTTCACTATACGCATTCCCAATACAAGTTAACACATATTATAATAATAAAAATAAACCAGAGTACCCTAGTTTCCCTCGAGAAATAGTGTACTTCAATATGGATAGTAATAACTTCTATTATAGAAGTAGTCCTTGGAATGACACGTCAAATAAATTTGTTGGCAAAAGAGCAACGGACACGGGAAGTGTAAATGCCTCGAATCTTTTATACCCAACAACAATTATTAATTTAGGGATGAAAGATTATTTTTATTCTGAAATAACCTTTGACCCATCAACAAAAGGATATGTTCTACCAAATATTAATCCAACTAGTTATGGGGACACTTCAGATTTAATTAATTTATTTGTTATTTCAAGAATTACTGATGATAGTTTTTTAAAACAATTAATCCCTGCAGGTGATAATGGTATAGACCAATTATTTAGCCGACCACAAAAAAGAATCGATGGTGACTTGGCTCAATTATTATCGATAAATTCTGAAATAGGGAATGTTAATTTTTCACCTGAATTTTATGAAATTTTTCCTGGGGCAATTAACCCGACAACAATATTAGGAACTCCTAGTGACCCGATTATGGCTGTGTGGTTTTCATCTACAACAGAAGACCTTCAAACCAAAGATTATTTAACACCAGGAAGAATTAATTTTAGAGGAACCGACAACGTCGGGTATTACCCATATCCATATGGTATTAAATCGCAATTAGTTCCGTTCTATCAATGGAGACTAGCGTCGGGTTCATCAACAATATTTGGAAATCAAAATAACACATGGGCAACAAATAGTCAGGATATTATTCAAAGTAAGTATCAATCTTTAGATAGGTCAACAACAGATACTAAATATTATTTAAATGGAACGTCCGTAGCGAATGATTTAACCGCGAGAGGGTACATATATAGTGTAGATGGGAATGTTGTAAGTTACCCAACTGTGGGTGGTCGATATACCTCAACACCACAAACTTCAAATAGATTTTTAGTGGGAGCACCATATCAATTCTATTTTGGGGTTGTTAAAGGTGAATCGGCATTAGATAGGTTTAAAACAAAATACTCATTAGATGAATAAGTATACAATAGTTCCAAGCGGTTTAAGGTATAAAGGGGCACCATCTGTCAATCAAAAAATTTCGATAAATCTTGATGAACAAAGTCAGGAAATTACTGAATACGACAGAAGTGCAACGGTTAACCTTGCTCAAGTATATGACGACGAAAGACAGGCTTGTACTATTTTTAGACCTACTTTTAAAGTTACTTATTTGTACGACAACGCTTATACTGGTACCACAGGTTATATACCATTTAGAGATAATCTTTATTACACATCACCCGAGGCTTCTAAACAAAGTGGTATTTGGAAAGGATTTCCACAATACTACGAGTTTGATTTTTATAGACCTGATGTCGGAGACCAACATTTTCAGTACAAAGCCAAAAGTGCATATACGTACAATTGGACATACTATTTAACCTATCCATCAGATAATAATTATGATAAGGAATTAACATATTATTCAAGTAACTCTAACGACATTACTTGGAAGGCGAGTGATGGTATTGCGTTTACAATAACAAATACATCACAAAATGGTAATGGGTTAATTTCATTTACTTGTGTTGCTCCTCACGGATTAACTCCAAACGAATATGTTGAGTTATCATTAACTTATAGAAATTCAAACATCTTCCAAGTGTATTCGTTAGGAACTGGATTATTTGGTACGGATGTATACACATTTAATGTGTTGAATATTGGATATACGGGTACGACATTTAATAATGGCACCACAGGTACTTTTAAAAGAGTACTTAATCCTGATAATTTAACGGAAACAAGGTCAGAATATTATGTTAAACAATATAAAGTTTTAACTAATCTAACTGACTTAGCGGTTACTAAAGTTGGTTTTGAAAAGAATGTTTTTGGGGAACAAATGAAGTTAGAGTATAGTTCTATTACTCCAAATAACGTTACAAGAGTTTCTCAGAAATCTAGTAGTAATGCTTACAACTTCACATCAAATTATGACATTGATTTGGCGGGATATAGAGACAACCAAATGAGACCATTATCTGAGATTAATCTGACAATCGTAAATAAAGGGTTTTCAGGGTATTTTAATATGCCTTTTGATGGTATTGGATTAAAACAAGGGTGGGGATTTAATTTATCTAAAGTTGTAAATCCGTGGTGGAGTAATAATAACCAAAAATCAAACAC